CCTCCTCCACCTCCTCCACCACCTCTACCTCCACCTCTACCTCCGCCAATTCCAGATCCTGTACCAGTGGCTATACCAATGCCAAGTTATACACCTCCACCAATGCCACAACAACAAGCACCAACTAGCTTACCAGCTGGTAATCCATTTGAAGGCGGTGGCAGTGACCAGCCTTCAGTTGTTGCAGAGCACTGGGCAAAAGCATTCTGGCGTCCTGCCATGGGTTGGTTGTATATGATTATTTGTTTTATGGATTTCGTTGGATTTCCATTGCTAACTATTTTTCTTCCCATCATCTTCAAACCATTTGGTCTTGTAATGCCTTACCAAGCATGGACTAGTCTAACACTAAGCAATGGTGGACTTATCCATCTTGCATTTGGTGCAATTCTTGGTGTAAGTGCATTTAGTAGGGGCCAGGAAAAGATTGCAGGCAAGTAATCTGCAATAACTATGATGTATGACACATTATGCAACATTGGGAGTAGCAGACACTGCTACTCCAGAAGAAGTTAAATTAGCTTATAGAAAGCTTGCAAAGCAACATCATCCTGACTTAGGCGGCGATGTAGCAAAATTCCAACAAATTAGTGAAGCATATGAAACATTAGCCGATGTTGATAAACGTGCTCATTATGACCACCAATTAAGAAATCCACAACCACAGTTTAATCAAGGGTTCCCACCTGGATTTGAAAATCACATGTTTAACGACATCAATGATCATTTTAGTCAGATGTTTGGTTTTAATTTTAGGCACCCCCAGACTCCACGTAATCGTAATATAAGAATTCAATTGGAAATGGATTTCCTTGAGACATTGGATGTTTGCCAAAAGACCATTGAATTTAATCTAACAAAAGGCAATGAGAGAATCACACTGGATCTACCAGCTGGTATTAATGATCAAACAGTGTTGCAAATGGCAGGACGTGGAGATAATGCAATACTAACGGTTCCAAGAGGTACATTGGAAGTTGTTATAAGAGTAAAACCTCATCCTAAATTTAACAAGCTAGATGATCATGTATTGAGTGATATCACCATTGATTGTTTTCAAGCTATTATAGGCGTAGAATATGAAATTGATACTCCTCGTAGCAGACGTATTAAGTTAATGATTCCACCAGGCACGCAATCAGGTACACAGCTTGGTATCACTGATGAAGGATTTATAAGGCAAAATAGGACCTATGGTAAATTTATTATTAGGATCAATGTTATGATTCCGTCTGCGTTGACAAAAGATCAATTAAGTTTGGTACAACAAATACAACAAATAAAACCTATAAATACTTGACATTATTTTAAAAAATGCTATATTTGTAATATGAAACAGATCTATAGTTCAGATGGTGACATCTTAAAAATTATCAGAACCGGTCGCGAATATGCGAGGGAATTGAACCATGAATATTTCATGGTTGAACATTTGCTTCTCAGCCTTCTACATGAAAGAAGCTTCCATCAGTTACTGGATGAGATGGGAGTTGAAGTTCCCGGACTTATTCAGGAAGTGGAAACATATCTTGAAAATATTGATGTCATCAATACTGATGAAGATGCAGAAGATCCAAAGAAAACAGTAAGTTTGGAACGTGTGTTTAATCGTGCCAATACACAAGTGATTTTTAGTGGTCGCCAACAGCTTAACTTAATTGATCTATATCTAAGCATCACTAATGAAACTCATAGTCATGCAGCATTCTTCCTAACCAAGTATGGTGTTGAGAAAGAGCCAACTGTGAAAGCATGGACAAAGCGTAAGAAGAATACACGTTCATCTAAGAGCCAGTCTGAAAAAATCCTGGAACAGTATTGCACAAATATGATGACACTTGCCGGTGAAGGCAAAATTGATCCTGTTATTGGACGCGACAAGGAGTTGGCTGAACTCTCACAAATTTTAGCTAGAAAGAATAAAAGCAATGTCCTATTGGTTGGTGACGCTGGCGTTGGTAAAACTGCTATTGCAGAAGGTCTAGTACTGGATATCATTGAAGAGAAGGTGCCCGCTTTCCTCAGAGGTTGGAAGGTATACAGTCTCAATATTGGACAGTTGCTTGCTGGCACAAAGTATCGTGGTGAGTTTGAAGAAAGGTTGCAGGAAATCCTGGCTGCTGCTACTGAAATGAAGAACATTATTCTCTTCATTGACGAAGCACATCAGATGCGTGGTGCAGGTGGTGGTGGTAATAGTTCTGTTGATCTAGCCAATATGATTAAGCCAGCATTGGCACGTGGTGAGATCAAGGTAATTGCCAGTACCACTTGGGAAGAGTATACACAGAATTTTGAGAAGGATCGTGCGCTGATGCGTCGATTCAATAGACTTACTGTTGATGAACCAAGTCCTGCAATTGCCATTCAGATTCTGCAAGGTATTCGCGATAGTTACGAAGGCTTCCACAATGTGGAAATTACAGATGAGGCAATTGAAGCGGCAGTAAAACTAAGTGTTCGCTTTCAAAATGACAAGAAGCTTCCTGATAAGGCAATTGATTTGATTGACAGTGCTGCGGCATTGAAGCGTAGTACTGATGCAGAACATCGTATTATTGATGTTGCGCAGATTCAACGTGAGATTAGTCGTATGACTGGCATCCCCATTAGCCAAATGGAAGAAGTAAAGAATAGCATTGACGTCCACACTGTGGAGCAGGATATCAAGCTGCGTGTTTATGGACAGGACACTGCTGTTGATCAAATACTTGACCGTGTATGGGTTAACCGTGCTGGTCTAAAGAGTAATGACCGTCCAGTTGGCGCCTTCCTCCTACTTGGACCAACTGGAACAGGTAAGACCGAACTTGCAAAGTCACTAAGTGATCGTTTAAGCATGAAGCTTATCCGCTTTGATATGAGTGAATACGGTGAGCGGCATAGTATTAGCCGTTTGATCGGTGCACCTCCCGGCTACGTTGGCTATGAGGATGCTAACTTGGCTGGTGGTCTGCTTATAAGTGAGGTTTCTAAGAATCCTCATGCCGTTATCTTGTTTGATGAGATAGAAAAAGCACATCCGGAAGTGGTCCAAATTCTACTACAGATTATGGACGAGGGGTTTGTAACGGGCTCTAACGGCAAAAGAGCAGACTGCCGCCAGGCAATCATTTTACTTACAAGTAATCTAGGTGCTGCTGACAGCGAGCGCAATAGTATTGGTTTTGGCTCACTTACTAAAACAGGCGAGGATGACAAAGCTGTTAAGGAATTCTTCCGTCCTGAATTTAGAAACCGCTTGGATGCTGTTATTAAGTTTAACAAGCTGAATAAGGAAACCATCAAGAAGGTTGCAGGCAAGTTCGTCGCAGAAATGCAGACACAATTGCTTGATAAGGATATGCAGATACTATTGGATGATACTGCTTGGGAATATCTCATTGACAATGGATATGACGCTGCTATGGGTGCTCGCCCAATGGCAAGACTGATACACGAAAAAATCAAAGTACCGCTGGCTAGGAAAATACTGTTTGACAATCTGCTGAACGGTGCTATAATTAAGGTTAGCGCCAGTGGCGATGAAGTGGAGCTATCAGTTGAGCAGCAAGAATCAGTACATACAGAAGTTTGAAGCATTGGGTTTGCCACAGTGGCGAATAAAATGTGTTGACCAAACTTGGTATAAGCAGAAGTTTGAATGGAAGTTTGAATTTAACTTTTCCAGCCAAGATGATCCTCGTGGTCGTTACGGTAGTGATCACCGTTGGATGAAAATACTGCGCGAATGTGAGATGAACAATATTACATTTAGACGTCGCCGTGAATCCTGGTGTAATATATATTCAAGTGATTCGGCTTTTATTGATTTGGTGTTGTCCAAAGAAGAATACTCAAGTGCTATTGCTATGATTGAGTATACTAACGACAAGTACGTTTCAGAGCGACAGAATCAGACTTCTTTGGAGTCAATTACTGATATCAAGTTTGTTAAACAATTACCAGAATATCGTTATCAAGTATTTCTTGGTAACTTTGATTGGAATGACCCCATTAAGGAAGATATAACACGTTACCTAGCCGTAAACAAGGATGACTTTGAGTTTAGAAATTGGTATAAGGAAGTGGTGGGTAGGTTCAATACTAAGGATCCAGCAAGGGACAACTATGGTAGAATTATTGGAGTATATGATGGATTCAACTTCTTTGCAAAGAATACAGATGATATACTCTTGTTGCATATGATTGCACCTGGTAAAATTAAAAAAATTGTAAAACTCATGGAGAAGTCAAATTGAAAGTATCACTAGCACAGGCACTAATTGAGCGCGGCATTCTAAACAACACTAGTCGAATTTATGCAAGGTGTCCCATTGTTGCCATGGGAGATATGCCGTCGGAAGCTGTTATTCCACTTACAGTATCACGTATCGTAGCGGAAGATGGCACACTCAAGCTGCATTGCGTTCATTCGTCCGGACGCAAATATAGTATTCCCTGTGAAGAAGTTGACAATATTGATGGCATGGCACCGGAACGGTTGGCTGCTGCATATGATATCAAGCCCAATGGCAATACTAAGTCTGCTGGCAAGAAGCGTGGCAGAAAGCCAAAGGTATTGCAGGAAGCCTGATAAATACTTCAGGAGCATATTATGGCCAAACTCAATCAAGAAACCATTGAAATCAATATTAGCGAACTGCTAAAAGATAACGAAGAAGCTGAGATGATTTTAGATAATGAACTAATTTCTCAGCTCATTGAAGTTATTGAACAGTTAGTTGGCGGCAAGAGACTTGTGGAAGCAAAAAGAAAATGAGCATTGTACCAACAGTAATAATCAGTAATACCGCACACGGTGCTTCAAATGGCGGATCGTATAATGGCACGGATTTAGATTGGTATAGCACCAGATATCAAGGACGTGGCTTTTATGGTTATTCTGATGGTCTTCATACGTTTGGATATAAAGCAACAGGATTAGTGGGTACAGTCACTGTACAAGCAACATTAGCAACCAATCCAACTGAAGATGATTGGTTTGATACCAGTAGTAGTTTTGGTGACGACACTACGCCATATACTGGCAGTAACTATACCAATGTTATTGGAAATTTTGTTTGGATTAGGATGTCAGTTACCAATTTTACAGCAGGCACTATCAATCGAGTGCTATATAATTAAAATCAACTAGTAGAGAGAATCAACAAATGACAGATGAAATTAATCAAGATACACACGGATTGCCTCCGGAAGTATTAGCATACCTACGCACAACTCATGTTCACTTTTGTTTGCCCATGTACAACGGTGTTTGTAACGAAGCAACCTTTATTAGCATGATTAAATTTAGTATTATCGCCGCTAAGTTAGGCATCAACTATAGTATTGATACAATGGTGAACGAATCACTTATCCCAAGAGGACGCAACAACCTTGTTGCAAAGTTCTTGTTTAATCAGACTGCATCACATCTCATGTTTATTGATACTGACTTGGGATTTGATGCTGAATCAATTCTTCGTTTGCTTTGTGCAAATCAGGATGTTGTCGGTGGGGTATATCCCATGAAGAGAGTACCCATTCGTTACGTTATTAATACAGTACCCAATCCTCAAGTATTAGGTGATTTGGTCGAAGTATCAACTCTTGGCACTGGCTTCATGCTTGTAAAGAGAGAGGTCATCAACAATATGATTGCTGCACATCCTGAACTCAAGTATCGTGATAACATTGGTATTGGTGCCCAGTATGAGCCATTTATGTATGGGCTATTTGATACAATGATTGATCCAGATGGCAATTACTTGTCTGAAGACTGGACATTCTGTTATCTATGGCGTTTAATGGGTGGTAAGGTATTCGCTGACACTGGCATTAAGCTTGATCATACTGGCTATCACAAGTATGCAGGAGATCTTGACGAGCTAAAGCAGGTATTAACCAATCAGATTTCAAATGGTGGCGCCGCCCCAGCTGCTGAAGTACCAAAGCTTAATCTTGATCTAAATGATATCAGCACAGTAGAGATTGCAGAAAAGGCTACCTAATATGAGCGAAGAAGTTGAACTTGAAATCATATTGTCTAGCAATTGGTGGGATGAACCACCGATTGCTGAAATCTATGTAGATGATATCTTACTTGAGCCAGCTTTTGAGGTTACTGAGAAAAAAATAGAAAATAAATCCAGAACATTAAAATATACTGTGAATTTATCTGAAGGTCCAAGAGTATTAAGACTATGCTACTTGAATAAAGAAGATAAACATACACAAATTGACGAAGCAGGTAATATTCTACAGGATCAAATATTAAATCTTGAAGATCTTAGTATTGATGGTATAAGTTTAAACTACTTAAATTTCAAGTTGGGTAAATTTATACCAGATTTGACTAAGAGAGATTGGTTACCACCTGTTATTACTGGGCAGTGTAGTTTTGGTCACTGTGGGGAATGGCAGATGGAATTTGCTGTACCCACGTATCTTTGGCTATTGGAAAACTTTTAAAGCAAATAAATATACAATGCGAGCAAATGAATTCCTATTAGAAGAGTACGACCCAACAAAGGCTAGAGTACCTCATCCTGAAGATCGAGTTTTTACTGAGGGATCTGCAGGTGCTAAAAAAGCCATTGCAACAATAAAGCAAATGTCTACTAATCCTGAAACAATCAGTGTCAAGCCAGATGGCAAGCCTGCTATTGTTTGGGGTAGAGACGAGCGTGGGTTTACTATGTGTGACAAGCATATGTTTGCCAAAGGAATTCTCCCACGCAGTCCTGAAGAAATTGCTGAAGTATACGCTCAACGCAAGGGCGGTGGCAGAGAAGAACTAGCTGGTATGATTGCTTTGCTTTGGCCACAGTTTGAAGCAAGCTTATCCAACAGTTTTAAAGGTTATTTGTTTGGTGATCTAATGTATAGCCAAACACCTCCCGCTGAGAATAACCAATTTGTTTTTAAGCCCAATACAGTAGTTTACACAGTTCCCACTAACAGTGATCTTGGACAAGCTATTGCAAAAAGCACAAGTGCAATCTGTGTTCATACATTCTTCGGTACTGCACCTGCTGCTGGCCCAGATGGTAAAATTGCGGCTCCTCCCGGACGTCATATTAGCAAGTTGCCATCAGCGGCCAATAACAGGGGTCCATTGTTAATGATCACTGATCAGTTTACAACACCGCCCCGTGTTAAAATACCACCTGATCTAAAATCAATTGAAAGCTTTATAACTGCAAACGCTGCTGTAATGGATAAATTCCTGGATGAAGGAACATTAACTGCATTGAAGATCAAAGATCTCCCTTCACTATTGCAGTCATATGGCAACTACAGAGTTAAGCAACGTAATTTTGAAAATTTTGGCAGTGACTTCATAACAGGATTTTTAGCAAGTAAGAAATCAAGCCCTCAAAAATTACAAAATATACAGAAGTATATTGAAGAAAATAAAGGCGGGTATAAGGTATTATGCCAAGCATTTATTGGTATCATGCGTGTAAAGGATCACATTGTGGGATTACTTGATGCACATCCTGCACAGATGCAAGCTCATATTAATGGTGAAGCTGGACAGGAAGGCTATATGGTGCATGGTAAAGAAAATCCAACCAAGGTAGTTAACAGAGAAAAGTTTAGCGCCGCCAATTTTGAACACTAATAAATATACTATCAGTTGGGCTTACAAATGCGTTTAGATGAACTTGAAGAAGCAGAAGTTAAAAAAGCAGTCTTTACATTTGGACGCTTGAATCCTCCGCATTTTGGTCATCACGCTTTAATTCAAACATTGCAGAAAGCAGCACAAAAACAAAACTGTGATTGGTTCTTGTTTGTCAGTGCCAAGACTGGTGATAAGAAGAATCCACTTACATATGAGCAGAAAGTTTGGTGGATACAGACATTATTTCCTGAAACTAAAGGTCATCTCATTATTGATCCCAGCATCAAGACCCCACTAGTTGCTGCTACTTGGCTCTATAAGAAAGGCTATCGTGCTGCAACATTTGTTGCTGGTGAAGATGATATGTCCAGTTACGGAGAAATGATTAAGAGTAGTAATGCACATGGTCAAGCAAATCCAGATGCAGTAAAAGCAGGCAAAGGCTTTATCTTTAATCCATTAGACTTTGCCATTAGCCCACGTTTAGCAAGTGCTACTAATGCTCGCAAGAATGTAACAGATGGTGATCCAGAAGCATTTGTTCGTAGCATATTAGGTCCCAAGATTAATCCAAAGTTAGCTGAACTTGTTCAACATCAACTTTATCCAACATTGCGTAAATCGTTGGGATTAGGTGAGAGCGTGGGGGAGAGTGAACAACTCAACAAGCATACACCCAACGTAAAAGAACTTGCTAAGAAATTTATGACTACGTCTGATACTGTACATCGTCAATTGGCAAGAGGGGTTAAGGTGGAGTTCGAACACACTAATGATATTGAAGTTGCAACTGAGATTGCAATGGATCATCTTGGTGAAAAGCTGGACTATTATACTAGACTTGCAAAGGCTGAAAACGAGACAGCAGATCCAAAAAAAAAGTTTGGTGAAAACTTTGCAGATGGAAAGGGACCTGGGCGTCCTGGCGACAGCCAAAGACACGGCATCCCAAAGAAAGCCACAATATCACAATTAGAGAAAGCCAGTCATGCCAAAGGTCGTAAAGGACAATTGGCACGTTGGCAGCTTAACATGCGTCGTGGTAAGAAGCGAGCAAATGAGGAAGTAACAAACGAAGTTGCTGATCAACCATATCGTTTCATTAGCCCAGTGAGTACAGCAACTACTCAAAAATCCATGTTCCAGACTGATAGTGGCACAACCATTCAAGTTTTTATACAAGTTGATACAGGAAACGGCGTTGCTGACATTGGGTTCTTTGATGCCACTGACAAAGAAAATCCCACAATTGGTATGACAGGTAAAGGTGATGCTTTCCGTGTATTTGCCACTGTAGGTTCTATTGTCAAGCAGTTTGTTGCTAAACGTAAACCACCTTATATAAGTTTCAGTGGCAAATCTTCAGACGCAGGACGTATCAAGTTATATGATATGATCGCAAAGAATATTGGTCGTTATCTCCCAGAATATAAGTTAATTGATTCTGGATTTGTCAATGGTGACAAAGGGTATACATTCAAAAGAGTAGCACAGGAAAGTGTCAGTGAAGTTGCTAAAGTTAAGTTAAGTTCAGATCCAAATAACTTTGGTGCGTGGGTAAATGATAGTGGTAAACCTGAGAAGACCATTATGATTCCAATTAATAAACTAAGTGGATTTGAACCTGATTCTAAATTCGACGAACCATCACACGCAAAGAATCTTGCTAACATAGTTAAAGCAATTAAAGCAGGTAAAGAATTACCTCCTATACTTGTACGCAGACATGGCATCGACAGATTTCAAGTTCTAGATGGTCATCATCGTTTTAAAGCATATAGAATGGCTGGCATGAAATCAATCCCTGCTAGATTAGTTGATCCAAAAAATGTATCTGAGGAAAGTGTTATTAAGGCACCACTGCTGGAACTTAGAGGTGCGTTAATTCACTATTTAAAGCAAGTATTACCAACTTGGCCTGAGTATGTAGTAAGAGATTGGATCTACAATAATAACAAAGTTGATTTTGGTAATGGCGCTGACATAAAAAGTCATCTTAGTGAATTATTAAAGAGTGTTGGATTAACGCCTAATAGTAAATGGACTCTTGTTCCTAACTTAAAATTTACTATGGATATGTTTGAACCATGGACACAAGGCGAACTAAAGAATAGAGCAGGCGGTGCTGTCAAGGACGTTGTAGCAAGAGATGCTGAACGTCATGCTACACAAGCAACACTTGCTCAACAGCAAGGTGGTGTCCGCAAAGAGCCAGTTATTCTTATTAAGCATCCTGATGGATATGAACTTCAGGAAGGCTGGCATCGTACCATCCAGCACTTTGCTCAATTTCCCAATGGCTATACTGGGCCTGCTTGGATAGCAGAATCGCAAACAAGTGAAAGCTGGTCGCCAATGGAATTGGCAATCATGGAAGGCGGACACTTACTTGAAGAATTTGATAGTGGGGAAAATACAAACGAAGACGAATTAATAAAGCCACGTGTCTATTTGGATATGGATGGGGTGCTGGCTGACTTCTTTAGTGAGTGGTCAAGATTGGCTGGTGTTAAACATTACAAAGATATCAATAATACCGAAGAAACATTACAGCTAGTAAGAGAACATCCAACATTTTGGATTGACTTGCCCATGCTACCTCATGCACGGGCATTGGTTAAGACAGTAATTGAAAAGTATGGTGAATATAGAATCTGTTCAACACCACTTGCTGGTGATGAGCGTAGTAAACCAGGCAAAATTGCTTGGATCAAGAAACATTTATCTGATATGCCCCCTGCCGAAATAGTGTTAACTCATAGTAAAGCGGATCATGCTCTTGGCAACGGTGTTGCCAATATATTAGTGGATGACTATGGTGTTAATGTAAACAAATGGCGTGCAGCCGGTGGTATTGGAATCAAATACGATGACTCAGCATTTGACCATGTTGCAAAAATACTTGGGAGTATTGCTAAGTCCGGAGTTTCAAAATGAGGAGTTTGTCATGCACTACCAAGAGTTTTCCTATACACACGATTGGGATACAATACTTGAACTGTGTGAGAACTTCCATAACATTGTTGAAAACGATATAAAAACTAGCCAGCTCAAACAACAAGCGGCAACATACCTAGATTTACCCCCACATAAAAAACTTACTAGACCTGAGCTACGTCAGCTGTTAGCAAAAGCTGAAAAGATGAAGGTCAGTAATAAGAAGGATGTGCGTCATCGCGGGCATGTACTGGCCAAACAAATAGAAGGCATTTTCAATACTCATAAGTAATGAGATGGAAGTTGTTTGTACTATTAAAATTAAGACACGGTATGTATATGGAAAAGATGGAAGATATCGTTTATATATAGATAACTTCCTTCTTGCCGAGCGAGTATTTCCCAGGCTAAGACATAAGGATTATCGAATTGAAGAGTCCATTGTTCTCAATTTAAATCCAGGAATCCATATACTAAGTATTGAAAACTTGCATCCCATTGCACAAGTTGTATTTGATGATGTCAACATCAATGAACAGCAATTTTTCAAACTTAATAGTACAGACCTTTCTTTCAGAATCAACTAAATATTATCAAATAGGATTATTCAGATGAGCGATAAACTCGTTATACTTCTTAAGCAGCGTTATGCTATTGAACAGCGTATTCACCAACTTAACACAGCTACCATTGCTGAATCAAAAAGAGATAATGCTGTATTAATGGCAGCTAAACTTCAAGATGCTTTGGAGCACATAAATGAAGGCATTAGAAGCCTTAAGAGAACCCAGAGTAAATGGAAAGATTCACAGTCAAGAACTGCAATGGACACTGGTCGCCCAAAGGCATATAGACAGCCTGGTGAGCGCCCAAAAGCAGATGACAGAGAAGAATCAGAACGCTTAATGAAACAATTTCTTGCCAAGGGTGGTAAGATTAAGAAGGAAAGTGGTGGGCACGTTGATCCCAGTGACTATACACAGGAGCCTGATCATGAGGTGCAAATGGCAAGAAGCGATCTTTATCGTGCTGCCAAACATGCAATTATGTTACATGAACTATTACAGAATTTAGATGAGCGTCAGGGACTTGAGGGCTGGGTACAGGCAAAAATTACCAAGGCATCTGATTATATTGAAACAGTATGGCAGTATCTATCATACGAAATGAGATTTCCAGGCGATGAGCAGGGTTATAATCATAATAAGGGTGTCGGTGAAGCTACTATTACTGCATTTAAGCCAGGGCAGGATCCAAATGATCCAGCATTTGGTGGCACAGGGCAACAAGCACCGGGTCAAGTGCCTGGGCAGCCACCGGTACAGGGGCAGCAACAGCAAAGAGCTCCTGGAGCTCCTGCTACTCCACCAGCAGCCGGGCAATCAAGTGCAACTCCTTCATCAGGCGGGTCAACTCCCGGTATAACTGCTGATGGTATGGTTAAGATGGCTAAGTTGGGTCCAGATAAGAAGCCACTGGGTACTCCACTAATGGTCAAGTCCACTGATATCATGGGCAAGCAGAAAGAAGGATTTGTTGTAATTGGTGAAGGCAAGGATGATAAGGTTGTTCATTGCTCACAGTGTGGTAAAGGATTTAGCGGTGGTGGATTAAAGGCTCCACATCACACGGGCTTTAGTCATTGTAAAGACCACAAGGGCATGAGAATAATTGCTGAGATGTCAAGTGGCGCAAGTGGCGCCGGAGGCATTGCTACCAGCATGGGTAACGGTACTGGGTTTGCCAGTGGTGGTATTGGTATGCAGAAGCGTAAGAAGAAGATTGGCGAAGGCATGATGGTCAGTCGTGCAGATGCAGACGCAGCATTAAAAAATCCAGAAGCAAAGGCTATTTGGAGTCGTTATGGACAGTATAACGCACAAGATCTAACACAGGAATTTTCGAATCTTTCACCTGGTGATGCAGCAACGATTGCTAACTGGGCAGAGGGCGGTTGGGCTCCGGGACATACACAAGCTGAGATGCGTGGGAAGTTAGTTCATTCCATTCTACAATTAAAGCAAGGACTTGGTGAAGCTGGTTTTAATCCCAGTGTTTCTACGCCAACTACAAGAGCACAAGCAGCATCTAGATTCGGGCACGATCCTGATCGAGCTGCTACAGTATACAAAGCTAACAAATATAATCCAGAAACTGGTTTAGGCGGTTATGTTGCACCACGTGGAGATACAACTGATAAATCAAACATATTACTACAGCTCAAGTCTAATCTTGATACAGCTACCGGTAAGCCGTTGACATTTCAAGATGGCAGCACATTAGCAATTAAGCCTTCAATTGCAAGAACAGCATTGGCTAAAATTGATGCTATGCGTCCAGTTGAAAAGCATGAAACAATCAAGAATCTTATGACATCAAAAGATGCTTTTGTTAGCTTTGTTAAGGCTCAAGGCGAAAGCAAAGAAACTGGTCCAAAGTTTACAGGCTACTGGAAGGGCAAGGACAAAAAGACTCCAGGCAAAAAAATGGTTGGAGATGCCTAATGCGTATTAATGATTTACTACTGGAATCAACTCACCCACTCTTTGAAAGTGTATTGCCCTCATATCACCCAACTGTACGTATGGGAGAAGATCTTGCACGTTCATTAATGGAAGCACAGCTTACTGCTCAACAAGTTCAGGCATTGTTTGCACAAGTACAACAGCAGGTGGATGCCGGTGGCGGAAATAGAACGATTGCCGGCAAGGGAGTTGATGTTGCTAAAAAAATTAAAGCAATCTATGATTATGCGAAAAAAGTAACATTGGATACAGGACTTGTTAAAGGTTTTGAATCTGGTTACGATAAAGTTGCTGCTGAATTAAAAGAAAAAACCGGCGGAGATGCTGGTGTAATGCGTTATATACAGAAGTATAGAGATTTTGCCAAAGAACATCCAGGAGTTCAAAAAGCAGTATATGCAACTCTAGTATTAGCTGTTGGTGTTGCAGGGTATGTAGGTATGGGGCCGGCATTTCTTGTATTAAAACCTGCAATCATTGGTGTGATGAAATTCACTGATAAGCTATTACAAGGTGAAGGTTTTGTATCTTCTGCTGTTTCAGGATTAGAAACATATAGCATTGCTAGTATTGCACAAAGTATTGGTGCCGGAGTTAAAACATTATTTGGCGGGGGTATTCCAACTGAAATACCAAAACCAATTGGGGGCGGCGCAGTTGCAGGTGCTGCTACTGATGCAGGAGGTCCTGGAACCGGTGGTAGTGCGGATCCACAGGGCGGTGGGAAACTTTCCACTGGTGAAACTCCAGCACAACAATCTGCTAGATACGCTAAGAACGATGTAGGTAATACTCCAGGTCAACAGGACACAAAAGATGCTCTCAGAGCAGGTAATGCAGCTGATGCTGTAACTGGATCTAGCCCAACTAGCAAGGGCGTTAATGTCATTAAGAAAATGATTGCCGCAGGTGAAATTAAGACTCCAGAAGACTTTAAGGCTGCATTAAAGACAGCAGCTCAACAGGCTGGGTATAACAGTATGCAAGCACAAAGTGGCATAAGCAATATTCAAAGTGCATTGCAAGCTGAACTTAGAGATGCAGGATATGGTTCCAAAGTACGTATCATAGATCAAGATTTTGTTGATGCATTAGCTAAGAAAGCAACAGGTGGTGCCGCTGCGGCTGCTCAACCCACTGGTGCGGCTACTGCCGCCGGGCAATCACCAGCATCAAAAGCAGGATTTGAACCTACCGGTGATGATGATATTGACCATATTGGACAATCAAAAGTTAATGGTAAATGGGTTAACAATAACGATCCTTCGATTGCTAAACAAGGAGCTAAACTACAAGGAGCTATGGATGCAGCTGGTCCAGCAAAAGCTCCTGCATCTGCTTCAATATCCAATACTACGGGCACTGACATGCTTGATGCCGCCAATCAAGATCCCAAGGTAAAGAGAGTACTTGATTACTTAACGAAAGATATAAACGATAAATTTAATAAGGTTGGACCAGGAAAACTTGGTAGCGAAGTACTACAAAATATACAAAAAGATCTAATGAAGCAAGTAGATACATTGTATCCTGCTGAGGCTGAGTTGCAGATGACAGCTGGTCAAAAGAAAGAACTTGTTTATCAACTTATGGCAAAGGCTCAGGATAGTTATATTGAATCCAGTCCTAGATTATCTGGGATTGTCAATGATACAACCAATAAGTTGTTTGATAAGATTGGGTCTGGTGCAATCAAGACTGAATTAGATCTTGATAAGTTCATCAGAAATGAAATTATTGGACAGAATCCTGATCTAAAAAGCCAACCTGCTAACATAACAATGTTAACAGCAAAAGCAGATAGTCTACTTAAGAATATCTATAGCGATGCAATGGAAGCTGATCCAAAACTAACTAAAAATCCAGAATGGAAGATCAAAGCAATACAGCAATATCTATCTAAATTGCCCAAAGGAGAATCCATTAACTTTGACAGACCAGCATTAACTGAGTCACAAGTAATGGAAGCTTTCCGTGGTACTGCGTTTGCTCCAACATTATTAACTGAAGCACAGGTAAAGCGTCTGTTTCAAAAACTTGAAGAAGGACCAATTTGGGATAAGTTTAAAAGTGCAGGTGGTGCTGTAGCAGGCGCTGCTATGAAAGGTGCTAGTGCTGCCGCTAGTAGTAAACTTGGGCAAGCCGCGATTAAAGGTGCTGCCGCTGCCGGACAAAAAATTGCAACTGGTGCAGGTAATCTAACTAATAAGGTCACAGCTGACAAGCTAATGGGTGCTTGGAAAAAAGCTGGTAGCCCAACTGACAGTAAAGCAGTATTCGAATTCCTTAAGACACAGGGAATTGATGAGAATGTACTTAGAACTGCATTTAAAGCAGCAAAGATCCCAGTTGGTAAGGCAAAGAAGCCAGCAGCTACTCCAGGTACAGCATCAGCAGGAACAGCTACTGGTAAACCAGGCACGGCAGGAACTACTCCAAGTGGTGTTCCCGCAATTAGTGCTCAATATAACGCAGTATTAGCTCAGATACAGAAACTACCACCTGCAGAAAAACAAAAGGCAGTAAAATATATTCAAACTAGACTAGCAGCAGCTTAAGGAGTTCAACAATGGCAAGCAAAGCAATCAAAGAAGTTAAAGTTGAAAGAATCAAGAATAATAAGAAGACTAGCCAAGGCATTGGTAATATCAAGTATAGCTCCATGAATAAGCATACCAAGCGTAGTTTTAAGAAATATAGAGGACAAGGCGCGCCATGAAAGTTAAGGATATCTTAGAAGCAGCAAATCCAGCTCAACAAGCAGCAATAGCTATTGCTAAGAAGAAAGCAGGAAAGAAGCCAAAAGATATGGATGAGGCTAAACAACGATTGGATCCAAAGTGCTGGACTGGCTATCACAAAGCTGGTACTAAGATGAAGGGCGGCACAAGAGTTAATAACTGCGTTAAAGATGAAAGCATTGAAGAAGCAAGTGGACATATTCCTACTAATGCCAAGGAAGCAAATGATCCTCGTTGGTCCAATGCCTTGTCAGTTGATGTTAATACAGGCGAAGATAAAAAGCAAGCAGCTAAGTGGGGCTTTAATATAAGTAATAATGGACCACCTAAGCTAAAAACAAACGGAAAAGCATAATGCGTTTACATGAAATTTTATCAGAAGCGGCAATGAGCATTGGCTTACAAGCCAAACATCCCATTAGTGCAGGTGCTCGCGGATTAATGGGTGCTCGTTTCCGTTATGATAAAGCTATAGAAAGCAATGTGAAGGACATTGACAAGAGTGCAGTGGATCAACTTGAGCATAACCTAAGACATGTTCCAAAAATTGATTATGACCACATTGATATTCTAATGAAACACATATGTGAAAAGTTTAGAATTGAACCTGCTAAACTGCATAGGGATTTTGTTGCAAAATTTTCTTGCACTCCAGACGCTTATGCTATAAACTATAAGAAGTCAAGAGAAGGTCAACCAGCCAAGATCTAATCTTTGACAAGAGGTTAGATATGTTTTGGTCCACAAAAAATAAAACAACAACTTATAACTATCCTAGTAACGCAAGTCCTACTACCACAGTAGTTACTGTTGGTGGTGGCGGCGCAGGTGGAACTTCATATAATAGTGGAGTTGGTGTCATAACATTGCCAGCCACAGGCTCCAGTTCAGGCCAGTATCTAGGCACAAATGGATGGACTTCAATAACAAGTTCAGCCATTACCCAGGCATCTGGTACTATTACAATGACTGGTAATCTTAATTTGGATTGTGAAAATCCACACATTAATACTAAAAAGAATAAAATTGATATTGATAAGTTATATCAAAATTTACAGATAGTAAATAAGATGTTTCATATCATTGTGCCAGACTTTAAAAAACTAGAAAAAAATCCTACACTTATGGATGCATTTATACAATATGATAGTGCAAAACATATTGAACCACGCTATAATAGCGAACAATACATAGCAGCATATGAGCAATATATGGTGCTTGAAGCTTTGACAGAGGGAAAACATGACGACTCGTAATTTTAATTCAGAAGAAAAAGCCAAACTAAAGCAGCTTATCAGTGAGAGTTCCACCGTAATGACAGAAATTGAAACTCTATCTGAAGGACTTAACGATACCGTTAAGCACATTGCTGAAGAACTCGAGATTAAGCCCAGCTTGCTCAAGAGGGCAATTAAGATGGCGCAGAAGCGTGACTTTGATCGTGTACGTGATGATCTAGAAGTTATTGAAAGCATTTTAAACAGCACAGATAACCTACGCCACGAAGACGAATAATTATATATAAGGTTGAGGGATCCTTTCAAAACCCTCATGAAGTGGCAGGGCTGGCCGTAAGCAGCTAAGGAAATAAAATGTATATTGACGCAATCATTGATCGCGAAAAAGAACGTATCCACGTCGTGGAGCGTAAAGATGGTAAAAGAGTTTACCACGATTATCCCGCAAATTATGTCTTCTATTATCCCAATGAGAACGGGCAATTCCGTACCCTATGGGGAGAACCATGCAAGCGTGTAAGTACTCGTAGCAGTAAAGACTTCCGTAAGGAACAGGCTGCGTTCAAAGGCAAGACACTATACGAATCAGATATTAATCCCATCTTCCGCTGTCTTGCTGAAAACTACATTGGTCAAGATGCTCCCGAATTACAAACAGCATTTTTCGATATTGAGACGGACTTTGATAAGGTCCGTGGATACAGCAGCCCAGAAGATCCTTTTACCAAGGTAACCGCAGTAACAGTATTTCTCAATTGGCTGGATCAATTGATTACACTATGTATTGCACCACCTAATATGTCATCAGAAGATGCGCAGGCAATCTGTGATAGTATTCCCAACTGTTACTTGTTTGAAGAGGAAGCAGATCTACTTAAGACCTTTATGGATCTTATCGAGGATGCTGACATTCTCAGTGGTTGGAACAGTGAGGGCTTTGATATTCCCTACATGATCAATCGTACTGCTAGGGTACTCAGTAAGGATGACACAAGACGTTATTGTCTGTGGAATCAGATGCCAAAGGATCGCACATATGAGAAGTTTGGACTTGAGCGACAGACTTATGATCTTGTTGGACGGGTGCATCTTGACTATATGAACTTATATCGCAAGTATACCTATGAGGAACGTCATAGCTATGCACTGGATGCCATTGGCGAGTATGAGCTTAATGATCGTAAGATTCCATACGAGGGATCACTTGATCAGTTGTACAACGATGACTTTAAGAAGTTTCTGGAGTATAACAGACAGGATACTGCACTGTTGGACAAGCTGGACAAGAAGCTAAAGTTCCTTGATCTTGCAAATGAACTTGCTCATTCCAATACTGTGTTGCTACAGACTACAATGGGTGCTGTGGCTGTGACTGAGCAAGCTATCATTAATGCTGCTCATGCTCGTGGCATGGTTGTTCCTGCTCGTAAGGGATATGACGACGGTATCCAAGCAGCGGGTGCTTATGTTGCTTATCCCAAGAAAGGCATTCAGGAATGGATTGGTGCAATTGATATTAATTCACTTTATCCATCAGCCATTCGTGCATTGAATATGAGTGTTGAAACTATTATTGGGCAGTTGCGTCCCATAATGACTGACAAATATATTGCTGATAAGATGGCAAGGGGAAGTAGCTTCGCAGACGCATGGGAAGGCATGTTCGGTACACTCGAATATACAGCAGTTATGAATAAGGAAGTCGGTACTGAAATTACTATTGATTGGGAGGATGGAAACTGTGAAACGTATAGTGCAGCCGAAATATTCAGGATGGTCTTTGACTCGAATCAAACATGGTGTCTTAGCGCCAACGGGACGCTCTTCACTCTTGACACACAAGGTGTCGTTCCGGGCTTGCTTGAACAATGGTACAAAGAGCGCCAAGAGCTACAGGCCAAGAAGAAAGATGCAAAGGACGCTAAAGAGGCAGCCTTCTGGGACAAGCGGCAGCTGGTAAAGAAGATTAATCTAAATAGTCTATATGGAGCTATTTTGAATCCGGGCTGTAGATTTTTCGATAAACGTATTGGACAGTCAACTACACTAACAGGTCGTTGTATTGCTCAACACATGGATGCCACTGTTAATGAGTGCTTAACCGGTGACTATGACTATGTTGGTAAAACTATTATCTATGGTGATACTGACTCTGTTTACTTCAGTGCTTGGCCCGTAGTAAAAGATGATGTTGCTGCTGGACGTATGGAGTGGAACAGTGACATCTGTATTAATCTATATGATCAGATTGCCGAGCAAGTTAACATCAGCTTTCCTGGATTTATGGAACGTGCTTTCCATGTACCATTTGAAAATGGCAGTATCATTAAAGGCGGCAGAGAACTTGTTGCCAGTAAGAGCTTGTTTATTACTAAAAAGCGTTATGCTGCATTGATCATTGATCTTGAAGGCAAGCGACTGGATCGTGAAGGTAAAACTGGCAAAGTCAAAGCAATGGGACTGGACCTTAAGCGTAGTGATACGCCCAAGGTTATTCAAGACTTCCTCAGTACAATTCTTCAGCAAGTGCTGGAAGGTGGTACAAGACAAGATGTTATTGAATCCATCAAGAAGTTTAAGGAAGAGTTTAAACTACGTCCCGCTTGGGAGAAAGGTACTCCCAAGCGTGTAAACAAACTAACATACTACGGTGATCTTGAATCAAAGAATGGCAAGACAAATATGCCAGGGCATGTCAGAGCAGCTATTAATTGGAACAATATGCTTCGTATGCACAGTGATAATCGTAGTATAAAGATCACTGATGGTATGAAGGCAATCGTATGTAAGCTAAAGCCCAATCCACTGGGTATGACATCGATTGCTTATCCAACAGATGAGCAGCGTTTACCACAGTGGTTTAAGGAAATGTCGTTCGATGCTGATGCCATGCAGGAAGCTATCATTACACAGAAGGTAGAGAACCTACTGGGTGTATTGGAGTGGGACATTTCAAATGCAACCAATATCTCAAACACATTTGAAAGTCTGTTTGAATGATTAGTAGGGCTATAAGTCTAGCAAAAATACGTGAGTGTTACGAGACGATAGAACAGTGTGCAAATGAATTGGAGCAACCTGAACTTGCTCCAATGAATAGATTCGTATTGCCTTATGTCAAGGAACAATATGATCTGGCATTCAATGAAATACTCCCAACTGCTGAAGCACAGCTGGCAAGAAGAAGAATGTTAGAGGGCGAGCAACGTCTTGCCCTCTTTCAAGACAATAAAATGAATGAGTATGAGTTAAATGTTTATCGTACCATACTTGAGAAGATTGTGTCCTGGCAGTTTCCAGTATTGGAAATGTTTCCTGGTACAGGTGATATTTTACCATATGTAGTTGGAGGAGAGCCATTATATGTTGTTGACTGGGATCAAACAATTTTAGATCATGTGGGACTTCAATTCAATGAGTTTTTTGCTGAACGTAGGTTGATACGTTATAAGATCAATGGATATAATCTTAAGGTATTCAAGCCAAATACTTTTGGAATTATATACAACTTGCATTGGACAAAATTTGAAGATCTAGAAAATTTAACAGCAATGGCAACCAATGCGTTTATTTCCCTACTTCCCGGTGGCTATTACTTGTTTAATTATATTCCCGCAGAAACTATTTGGGGGTTGGAAGAGTTTGCAGCTAATAATGGATTTGGTGCCGTAACCGATCATTTATTGGAAAATTTAATTGAAATTGGTTTTGAAATCCTAAATAATCGTACAGTAAAAGGATGTAGTTTTGTACTATGTAAAAAGGCTGGAGAACTTTCCAGTCCTAAAGCAAGCGCAATTACTGCGAAAATTATTGATTCACTACTATAACATAGTGTATACTAAAAACAATGGAAAAGGAACATTTGATGAAAGACTATCTATTAGACATCGTTGAGCATACGCAGGCTTTGGGTTGCATTGACACCATTAAGATTACTGGTGATGAAAACTCAACTATTTTACAGGCTGTCAGTGACGACAAGAGTGTAGTTGTAAACGCAACCTTTAAGACGCCAAACCCTAACTTTACTGGGGTATTTGGTATGCCTAATTTAAATAAGCTTAATACCGTACTAAACATTCCCGAGTATAAAGAGAATGCAAAGATTGAATTGACAGTTCAGGATCGCAGTGGCGTAGATACCCCAACTGGTCTACACTTTGAGAACGAGCGCGGCGATTTTAAGAATGACTATCGCTTTATGACTACTGAGATCATCAATGAAAAGATCAAGGGTGTCAAGTTTAAGGGCGTTAACTGGAATGTGGAGTTTGAGCCCACGATCGCAAACTATCAGCGGTTCAAGTTTCAGGCAAGCGCCAATAGTGAAGAGACACATTTTATTACCAAGACTGAAGGAACTGACTTGAAGTTCTATTTTGGTGATCACAGTACACATGCTGGTAACTTTGTGTTTCAAAGCGGAATTACTGGTGCGCTTACTAAGAATTGGCATTGGCCAGTGCTGCGTTTCCTAACTATCCTAAATCTATACGGGGATAAGAAGGTCCGCTTTAGTGATGACGGTGCTGCTGAGATTACCGTTGATACAGGGCTTATCGAGTACAGTTATATTATCCCAGCGCAGAGCAAGTAATGACAATTACTCTGTTTCAAATACAAATGGCAACACTATCGTGGTTAGTGCTATGTAGTATTTCATACTCTCACATTGGATGGCAGAATATCAAGAACTGCTATTCAATGTGGTTCACTAAGCAATATTGGACCAACTATAATACAGTTGAGTTTATTAGTTGGGTTGCGAAAGCCATTATTATTATTCCTGGGCTAATCTGGGGGATCCAACTGTGGTGGCTTTATATTCTAACATTGATTACTTCATTGAGTCTAATCTGGGCCAGCAATAAGAAATTCTTACCTACACTTGTTGGATTTAACACTATCTGGGCTTGGATTAGCTGTATGGTAATCGCACAAAACATCTTTTAAGGGAAAACATGATACCGCAGGATAATATGGCAGCAAGGCAAAAAGACTACGCAGTGTTCTTACCAGCACTGAGTAGTTTCTATAGCTTTCAAATTGGAAAATACCAAAAAGGTAAGGGTGGTAGAGTTCCGCCCAGCTTTCATAATGGGATTGACGGACTTGATTTTCTAGATCCTGACAAGGGATACTTCTATTATCCTTGGTGCCTATACTCTGCGGGTCATGCCATCTTAGAAGTGGGTCCTGAACCTAAAGAAAATATGGTGCGTAACCGTGATCCACGTAGTTTTGTACTTGGTGACTCTGGCGGCTTCCAAATTGGCAAGGGTGTATGGGACGGTGACTGGAAAGATCCCAACTGCCCCAAAGCACAGCATAAGCGTGACATCGTTCTCAAGTGGATGGATGCTTATATGAATTATGGCATGGTACTTGACGTTCCTGCGTGGGTTGCTAACACTGAGCGTGGTAGAAATGCCACTGGAATTACGTCATATGAAGAAGCAGCACTGGCTACACGCATCAATAATGACTACTGGATGAAGCATCGCACAGGCGCTTGCAAGTTGCTTAATGTTATTCAGGGTGAGAACCATGCTGAGTCTGACGACTGGTATAATCGCATGAAGGATTATAATGATCCCAAGCGTTATCCCGGCACACACTTTAATGGATGGGCTATGGGTGGTCAGAATATGTGTGACATCCACTTGCTATTACGCAGGCTTGTTCATATGATCCGTGACGGCGTACTTGAAGAAGGTTTGCATGATTGGATGCATTTTCTAGGGACCAGCAAGCTGGAGTGGGCAGTGCTACTAACAGATGTTCAACGTGCTGTACGCAAACATCATAACGCAAACTTTACTGCAAGCTTTGACTGTTCAAGCCCGTTCTTTGCTAATGCCAAGGGACTTGTGTATGATCAATTGCGTATAAAGAATAACGGCAAGTGGACATATTCCATGACCCCAGGCGCTGATGATAAGAAGTATTCTACTGATACTAGACTGTATGGTGATGTAGTTAGAGATGATGGTCTTATTGAAAAGTTTCAAGACAGTCATATGAGCAAGCATATTGCAATTAATGATGTTTGTACCTATGCACCCGGCGACTTAAACTTGATTGGTAAGGAAGGTAGAACTTCCTGGGATACACTAAGTTATGCTGTTCAAATGAGCCATAATGTTTGGATGCATATCAATGCTGTATTATCTGCCAATGAAGAGTACGCCAAGGGCAAGACTCCCTTTATGCTAAAACATCAGACAACAGGCGTCATGGCTCGAGACATCATTGACGAAGTAATTGCCAATGCTGGCAACCAGCGTAGCTTGGATCTAATTGAAGAACACAGTAGATATTGGTTGGAAATTGTGGGACAACGTAGTAATGGTTGGACTGGCAAGAAAACCATCAATTCATCAACACAGTTTAATTCATTGTTTGTATAAGGATAAGATAGTTGAAGAGTTTAGTTATTGGAATGGGCATCGGAGAACTTTATATGGAAGTTCTCCGAGATTTGGGGCACGAAGTAATCACCGTTGACAATCAACGTATGGCACATTATACTTCAGTTGGACTAGCTTTGGACGATCATCCAAAGTTTGATTGTACTGTTATTTGTACTCCAAATCACACACATGAAAAGTTCGCTTATCTTGTATCAGAGCACAGTAAGATTGTGTTTATTGAAAAGCCCGGAGTTAGGACGGCACATGATTGGCAAGTCATGGTTGATTCTTGCCCTGAAACTAAGTTTATAATGGTAAAGAATAATCAGTATCGCGATGAGCTACCGTTCTTTAAGGCATTAAGCAATCAAAGCACCAATGTAAACATCAATTGGATTAATTATAATCGTGTTCCCAATCCTGGTGGCTGGTTTACAAATAGTCATTATAGTTTTGGCGGAGTTAGCAGAGATTTAATGCCGCATTTGCTTAGTTGGGTAGCAGTATTGAATCCCACAATATATCAGGATTCCAATGTATTGAAGTTTGAACGTGAACAGCGTTGGAAATTGGAAGATCTATTGAATACTGCTTATGGCACAGTCAATCCAGATGGACTATATGATGTGGATGATTATGCTAATATTGAACTACGTGTTGGCAAGGTACATTATAAGTTAACTGCTGATTGGCGTAGTTTGAACCAGGATGATCAAAGCATTGCTTTTATTGGTGACCGTGAGAGACGTTTTGAATTAGGTTTATGTCCTGTTTCAGCGTATAAAAAGATGATTGCTACTGCATTTGAAAACTTTAGTAATCCAGTTTGGTGGAAAGATCAGCTGGAGCAGGATCTTTGGATACACAATATGTTGGGACCGTATGATGAGAAGTAGAATTCTATATACAGCAGGTGATGGCAAGTTTGTAGAAACGTCATGGGATAAACCTGAACCTACTGATAATGAGATTGAAGTAAAAGCAGCAATGACTGGTATTTGCCGCAGTGATATCGACATGATGCAGGGAAACTTTGGTCCACTGCCTATACATATGCAAGGGCATGAAGGACTGGGCATTGTTACCAAGGTTGGTAAAGCAGTCAATCGTCCTGGACTGGAGCCCGTAAAGGTAGGCGACTTCGTAGCAACACGCGGTGAGCCAGCATTCAGTGATTACTATAATACTGGTAGATTTGAGTTTGTTGTTGTGCCAGAACTTGATCCCAAGTGGATCATTGAACCCATTGCTTGTGGCATCAATGTAGCTACAGAAGGGTTCCCTACATATAATACAGAGAACAAGCGTCTTCTAATTCTTGGATCAGGCTTCTTATCCTGGATCGTGTTCCAGACTATGTTGATACATTCATATGACGGCGCCATTACAGTAGTTGGTAATAGTAATCGTCACTTATGGAAAGATCATATTGAGCTGTCCAAGGAACCAACTGGACAGTATGATGTTGTCATTGACCTCAAGCAGGATGATACTGTATTCACAAAAGATGTTCTGAAGAATAATGCTACAGTTGTACTGGCAGCTGAAAAGCATCCTGCTATTACGACTTCATTTGCAAATCTACTTTGGAAAAATTGTACGATAATATGCCCGAGTCCTCGTAACGAGGACTTTTATACTGCAATGACTACAGCAGTGTCATATATGACAAACTGTGGATTGCAGGTTGACGGGTTGTGGACCAAGGGCTATGATCGTAATACGGAATGGCAGCAGGCATTTGCTGATGGAGTAACCCGTGAGCATGGATACAGCAGAGGTTATTTAATTTGGCCCTAAATTTTATATTGCAGGGCAATAAATACTAGTAGTGAGTTTCAATCAATCATAGTAGTTCGACGAATATAAAATTTGGAGAAATATTGTGATTAAACACATTTTAAAAGCCTGTGCAATTTTACTTGCGCTGGCTACTACACCAGCATTTGCTGATCAAGTATTAATTATCGACGCACAATACGATCAAGTTACCAATAACGTCAAGGGACGATTGGAAGCTGCTGGACATACTGTAACCATCACAACTAATGTATCATCAATTCCAACGGTTACTACAACATATCAACAGGTATGGGATCTTAGATATGCTGCTGCTCTAACAACTGGCGAGCAAACTGCTTATCAGACATATGTTACCAACGGCGGATTTGCTTATTTCGTAACTGAGAATCCAGGTTGCTGTCAGTCTAGAAATAACTCAGTGGCAGCACTTATCACTGCACTAGGTGGCGGCACAACTACTATCGGTGCTAACTTTGCTATGACAAATAACGTATCTAGCAATGTCAACACAACCTATATGACTGCTGGAATCACTGTCAATTACGCAGCCGTTTCTGCTATCGTAAACTCACAGGGCATTCCACTTATCTCTGACGGTGCTGGTGCTGTATCTGGTATGTCATGGATTGGTCGTGCTGGTAATCTCGGTCAAGGTGTAACAGGTACTATTGTCACTGTTGCTGACACCAACTGGTTAGATCAAACACGTTTCAATACTTCGGGCACAACTGCTCAACAACAGAACGTAACCGCACTCGATGATATCATCCGTGGTATTGTTGCTGGTACAGTAGGTGGAACTATTAGTGCTAATGGTAACGGCGCTGCTGCTCAGAATGGTGGCGGAAATCAAGCTCCAACTCCAGTAGGACAACCAACTACTACTACTTTAAGAGGTCCTGCTTCCATAATAAATGGTACTTGGACACAATATGCAACTACTCAAGTTGATGCAAGAACTAATAGCGGTAAGAATGGTGTGATTACTCGTACTGTTAATCGTTATGAAGCTCGTACAGTAACCCGCAGAGTCGTTGTTACTCCAGTTAGCAATCAAGCAATGAGTGATGGCTCAACAGTAAGCACAAATGGAACTCCATATAATGAAGATACTGCTCAAACAGCAGAAACTCGTTTGGCAAGTTCAACTAATGACAGTGTATCTTTCCCACGCAATGGCTTTGTTGACTATGTTAAAATTAGAACATTTAACCCATTCTTAGTGGATCCATTTAACAAAACTGACGGTGCTTGGATTAGTCCAACTGCTAGTTGGTACAAGACTACTGGTAGTTATAGCAGTGGTGGTATAAGTGGCGGTTATCAATGGACTGCTGATAGCAACATCTTTGGTGCAGCAGTAAGTTATGGTGGCACTAATTCAGGTGGATTAGCTTATAGCAAAGTACAGAATGAAAATCTAGATGGTGTGGTTTATACTGTAATTAAAGATGATCTGGCATGGTTTAAAGCTTCGTTAGGTTATGGATATGGTAAGGTATCAGGATCAACTAATATTCCAATCTTTGCTTTAGTCAGTACAACCAAATTCAATCAAAAGACATTGTACGGAGACTTTGCAATCTATAGTCCAGTAACATTTGAAGGTTTTAGACCATTTGTTGGCGCTACTATTGTTGACAGCAGTTTAACTGGTATTGACCAACAAGGTTCACCATTGTTATCAACTGTTCCAGAGGGCAAGAATTCAACAACTGTCAATCCATATTTTGGTATTAGATATGACATTGATCAGAACTTTGGCATCGAAGGTCGTGTTACACAGAGCAAAGACTTCAATACTGTAGGTAGCATCCGTGCTATTGCCAAAACAGAAATTGCTGATGGCTTGTTCTTAAACGCAACAGTAGGTGTTGATAAGAGTTCAAACTTAACTGGTGTAAGCGGAACAATCGGATTAAAATATAATTTCTAATTGACAAACCAGTGTGTCCGTAGTATATTAAAACTATGGACACACTAACCAACGGTGATAAATTGATTATTGATAAGAGCGAAACAATCTACATTGGCTGTCAATGCCATAGTCCCGAACACCTCATCCAAGTCAAATATTATGACCAAACTGGTACCGATGAGCCAGAAATTTACTTCATGCTGCAAGCAGATAAAGGGCATCTCAATTTTTGGGAACGTCTAAAGATGGCTACCAGCTTCCTTATCGGCCGTGGTGGTATTGAGTGGCACGATGTAATTCCCAATCATGATGATGTTGTCAACCTCAAGCGAGTTCTTGACAACTATATTGAAGACTATAAAGATTATAACGAAGAGACTCAAAATGGTAGTAATTAATATGAACCCCTTTAAAAAGAAGAAGATGGTAACAGACCGTATGCCAATTACACGCAAGAGCATGATTTGGGTAACTTTTGCCCGAGAAGGTATCCACAAGTATCCCGCTGCTTTGGACGATCCAAAGTTGGCGACAGGCGATGAGTATGATGTAAGCTTTTTGGGCTATCCTCATCGTCACATTTTCCACTTCCGTGTTGCCATCGAAGTATTCCACGATGACAGGGATATTGAGTTCATCCAGTTTAAACGCTGGTTGACAAAGCTTTATAATGAAGCTACACTACAATTGGATTACAAGAGCTGTGAAATGATTGCAGAAGACTTGTACCAAGTAATTTCGACTCGTTATCCTGGCAGGGCAGTAGAGATTGAAATCAGTGAAGACAATGAAAATGGCTGTAACATCAAATGGGAAATTTGACATGATTAAGAATCGCACCGTTGCTCGTGTGTTTGAGGATCTTGACGTATATCGCGAATTCTGCGTTGAGTATGGGTATATCTTTAATGAGAAGGATCTGTATAAGCGTAACACTGCGTATGGCCAGTATGAGCGGGCCAAGCGAGGTGATCGTGTTATCAATAACTGGGACGAGGATGTCAACTATATGTTGAACACTCCACGTCGCGCTCGCGGCTAATACTACTACCTGCCAGGTATGAGTTGTGGGCTAGTGTAACAACTAGCCCTTTTTATTTTAAGGGATCTAAATGCAGAAAATTTTGATTATGGGTCTACCGGGTGCAGGCAAAACTACACTTGCACAAGAACTTAAAAAGCGTATGGAAACAGATTTATATACGGTTGATTGGTTCAATGCTGATGCTGTTCGTCAACAGTACAACGACTGGGATTTTAGCGAAGGTGGACGTATTCGTCAAAGTATCCGTATGCGTGAACTAGCGGATAAAAGCACAATGAATTTTGTCATTGCTGACTTTGTTGCGCCACTTGTTGAGATGCGTAATAACTTCAAGGCTGAATGGATTGTATGGGTTGATACTATTGAGCGTGGGCGGTACGAGGATACCAATAAGGCATTCATTGAACCTGATCTATACGATTTTCGAGTTCCGGAACAAAATGCTATCAAGTGGGCTGCATTTATTTGGGATCATATCTGTGCCAATCGTCGTCGTCCAATATTTGATTGGCGAAAAGAAACTGTACAGATGCTGGGTCGTTGGCAACCGTGGCATGATGGGCATCGTGCGTTGTTTAAAAGATTATTAGATCGTACTGGACAAGTTATTATCCAAGTTCGTGATGTACAAGGATGGCAGGGCAGTAATCCTTTTGCAATTGAACAAGTAAAGCGATTTATACGCAAGGATCTTGACCCACTATACCAAGGCAAGTATGATATTCAAGTTGTTCCCAATATTGTTCACATTGGGTGGGGGCGTGGTGTTGGATATACCAGTGGTGAAGAGATGTTTGACGAAGCGGTAACTAGTATTAGTGCAACCAATATACGTAAGGAAATGGGCATGTGAGCACGACCAAATGGTTAAGTGAGACTTGGGAAGCTATTGATTTTCCAATGGTGAATGCCAGTCTGGGAAAGTGGCATAATCGCAATGCCACTTTAACAAAATTGAAAGAGTTACTACACAGAGAAAATTTGAAGATGTATGAGGATTATGTTATATTAGCTAATCCTGAATACAAAGATTATCGTGTTATTACAGTTAAATTTAAAGAAGAAGGGCAGGGCCTTATAATACTTTTATATTGGCTTGCCAGCAATTATTATAAGGAACAATCATGACAGTTTATCTAGTTGATTTGGAAGCAGTTGAAACCCGTTATACAGCACAATGGAAGCAGTATCTACCAGATCAAATTAGAAATTCCGACATGGAGGTGGTTGTAATTAGCGGAGGAGATGTTCCGCAGGCTACAACCCCCGGAGCGTTCCTTAACTTTGCTGGTACTAATAGCTATAAGAGTCAACAGCTATTGCAGATTTCAGAGCTATTTGCAAGTGGGCAAGTTAAAGCCAATGACTATTTCCTTTATACTGATGCTTGGAATCCAACTGTTATTCAAGTAAAGTATATGAGTGAACTACTGGGCATTCCAGTTAAACTTGGTGGTATGTGGCATGCTGGCAGCTATGATCCGCAGGACTTCCTAGGACGTTTGATTGGAGATACACCATGGGTACGCAATGCTGAATCCAGCATGTTCTATTGCTATGATCATAACTTCTTTGCTACTAAGTTTCATCTTGATATGTTTTGTTTGAATTTATTTGATGAGAACTCAAGTGATGAGTTTATGGACTGGCATAAGGATAAGATACATATTGTTGGTTGGCCCATGGAGTATCTAAATGATATTCTTAAGCCTTATATTAACACTGCTAAGAAAGATAAGATTATATTCCCCCATCGTCTTGCTCCTGAGAAGCAGCTGGAGATCTTTCGCGATCTTGCCGCATCGATGCCAGAATATGAATGGTTTGTTGCACAGGACCATCAGTTGAGCAAGCATGAATATCATCAGCATCTCGCTGAAAGTAAGATTGTGTTTAGTGCCAACTTACAAGAAACATTGGGGATCTCGGTGTATGAGGGTGCTATTGTTGGGACTTATCCATTGGTTCCCGACCGCCTAAGCTATGATGAAATGTGGGACACGTTCTTTAAGTATCCTAGCGATTGGACCAGTAACTGGGATCAGTACCAACGCAATAAACCTCGTCTAATGACAAGAATTCAAAATATCATGAAAAGTAACAATGCTGATCTTCCAGGAACTATAAGAAACCTTAATGGTGCATCAACAGAGAATTTTTTCAATGGTAAAAAATTATACAATGTTATTGTAAGTAAGCAATGAGTTACATTATTCTATCTCCCGGAAGATGTGCTAGTGTTCAACTAGCTGTTTATCTTAAAAATTATCTTCACTCAAGTTTTTTTCATGTTGTCAATAACACAAAAATTACTGATTTACTTAATTTAAATATTATACACTGTCATTCCAAGAAAATAGCATTGCCTTACTTAAATCATAAAAAACTAATCGTAATTACTCGTAATCCATTGGAAATAGCTGCAAGTATGCTAGTTGCAGAACAAACCAAGGTATTTCATTTTACCGAAATAACAATTGAAGATTATATTGAGAAATATAAGAATGTTGAATTTCTATTAAATCCAAAACTTTTTTCTGATAGAATTAAAGATATATGTGACTGGTATATTAATATACAACCGTTAATGAATGATGCTATTGTATTATCATACCAACAGACAATTAACATTCCAGAAGTTTGTGATATTTTAGATATAAAATTTGACCCACAATGTAAATTGCACATGGCAATGAAACCACAACCGTTTAATAAATGGGATAAGATAAAATCTTCAAATGATCTAATAACACTGGGAAATTCTGTTTTTAAAAAATACCAAATTTTATACCCACTATTATTTGACAACAGATTTTTAAATATTGAATCTCAGGTCTAAATAAAGTATATTAATAATCGCAACACCTACTGCGTCAACATAAGGAAATTAAATGACTGTTTCAGAAACTATTCGTAACCGTATTAAAGCTGCCGGCGCTCGTTTTTGGGCCGGTGACAATATCTCTGAGTATATCCATTTTGATGAATATGACAGGTTGATTGAAGAAACAACCAGTGCATTTGAACAGGTATTGGATGCATTGGTAATTGACAGAGAAACTGATCCAAATAGTAAAGGCACAGCACAGCGTCTAGCCAAGATGTACTTCAATGAAGTAATGAGTGGACGTTATAATCCAGCGCCTGATGCCACAAGCTTTCCCAATGATGGCAAAGATGCTTACACTGGAATGTTGGTTGTTCGCAGTGAATTAAAGTCCATGTGCAGCCATCATCATCAGCCTGTTACTGGCGTTGCTTATATTGGTATTATTGCTGCTAAGAAGCTGATTGGACTCAGTAAGTATACACGCATTGCCCAGTGGTGTGCCCGTAGAGGAACTCTCCAGGAAGAGCTTTGTAATGATATTGCTCGTGAGATTCAAAAGGCTACTGGATCAGAAGACGTTGCTGTTTATATCCAGGCCCAACATGGCTGCTGTGAGAACAGAGGTATTATGGCACATAGTTCATTGACACAGACTACCGTACTCAAGGGTGGGTTTGACACTGATGCTGGTACAAAGAAAGAATTCTTTGATAACATTAAGCTACAACAGGACTTTGCTCGGTGACTCGGTTAGATCCTCCAATTCCATTAATGACCACTAAGGGTCGTGCCTTAGCACATTTTATCATTGATTACGGCCCAGAACATGATTTACAATGGGTTTGTTTTCAAGATGATACAGGAGAATGTTGGACTTGGGAGAACGCACATATTCGTGCAAGAGTAAACCATACAATGGGAAGAAAGAAAATCTCGGAGATTGAGAAATGAAATGGTTTGATAATTGGTTTAAGAAGAAGTGTAAGGAAGCGTGGGAAAGTCCCGATAGTCCCGATCAACCATATCCCAGTAATATTGGATTAGTAAGCGCAAGTAAACATGCTGGTCGCCATGGTTTAGATTCAAATGGATTAAATTTAAGCATCTATGGCGCTGATGGTGGCACCGTATTGGAATTTAGGCATTATGATCATAATAAGGATCGTAGTGATTATGCCTTGCATGTCATTAGTCAAAATGAAAATTTTGAAGAGCGTGTAGCAGCAGCAATATCAATGGAAATGATGCGTAAGGGAATTTTGCGCTAATGTATCCCATCATCGTTGATAATCTATTGCCTGCTGGTTATGCAGATGATATAGAAGCTGATCTTACTGACAGGCAATTTCCATGGCATTATATCTCTGATATAACCTTTGCTGGATATGGTAAAAATGGTGGATTTGCAAATGTAGTCTGTGATCTGGGCGAACCACCTGGTCCATATATGTCATTTCTAAAACCCATGATGTATTCCATTGAGCAAGTGAATGGTAAGAAAATCAATAAGCTATTGCGTATGCGTGTTGGTCTTCTTCTCCCCGATAGTAAAAATGATGTGCCATACGATACGCCGCATGTGGATTTTATGATGCCTCATTACACTGCCTGCTACTATGTAATGGATAGCGATGGTGATACAGTTTTATTTGATCAAAAATTGCCTGAGATAGGTACCAATTTTACCAATGACATATTGTTTTCTTACACACAATCTGCTAAGTTTACTGAACAAGCTAGATGTGCTCCTGTAAAAAATCGTTTGTTTTTGTTTGATGGGTTTAGTTTTCACGCAAGCACTAAACCAAAGGTTTCAGATAGACGCATTGTTATTACATGCAACTTCACTTAAAGGAATTTTAATGGGAAAATATTACAGTACAAAAACATATGGAACTGATCGTGGACTCAGTTGCTGCTTTAGGCAGTGGCGAGCTACTCATAGCCATTGCAGCACACTACATGGATACAGCATTGGTATCAAGCTGGTATTTGAAAGCGAAACATTGGATGATCGCAACTGGGTGTTTGACTTTGGTGGTCTCAAACAATTTAAGGACTGGGCTGACGCCATGTTTGATCATACGCTGGTAATTGCTGCCGATGACCCTCATCTCAAGTTTTTCAAGAAGATGAATGACATTGGATATGATGGCATGACCAGTGGTGTTCCACATGAGCGCGGTGCAATCTGTGACTTACGTATTGTTCCAGGTGTTGGGTGTGAGATGTTTGCAAAGATGTGTTATGATGCCATGGAGAGTTTACTTGAAGCATATAAGATAACAGGTGGACGATATACAATTGGACAAACAGTACGACTTAAGTCAGCCGAAGTATTTGAACACGCTGGCAATTCAGCAATTTATGAGGGTTAAAATGAGTGAGATTCAAGATAGAATGGCTGAACTAATGCAGCCAATTGACCAACAGATTATGATGTGCGATGATAGAGAAGAGATTCTTATGCTGGCATGTGCTATGTTACAGCGAGTGAGAGAAATGTTTGATAGTCAGCTGGGCAAGGATGGACGCAAACTAATGTTTAAGGAACTTTCATAATGGACATAAATGATCGTGATGCTCAAGAAAAACGCATTCAACGATTAATGTTGCCAATTGAAACACAGATCTTAATGTGTGATGATCAAAATGATCTTCTACTGTTAGCTACGGGAATGATACGTAAGGCAATTTTGCTATTTGATAATCAATATCAATCAGATGCCAGAAAAGAACTTATAAATCATTTCAATCAAAATATGTAAGGAAATATAATGTTTGGGAAAAATGAAATAGTTGGTCAAAAGTATTTCGATAAGGCTGGTGATAAATTGTTTGTCACCAGTATCTTTTATACACTACAGGGAGAAGGGCCATATCGTGGAGAACCAGCCGTATTTGTTCGCCTTGCTAAGTGTAATTTGGCTTGTAGTTTTTGCGATACTTATTTCGATGGAGGAGACTGGCTAACACCCGAGCAGGTACACGAACGTATTCAAAATGTGATGAAGTATTACTTTGATGGAGAAATTCCTGCTTGGGGCACAAGTAAGATTGGACTTGTGATTACCGGCGGTGAGCCAATGCTACAGAAGAATCTTGGAGTATTCCTCGAATATATCAAGGATCACTTTGCTTGGACACAGATCGAAAGCAACGGCACAATTGTACAGAACATTCCAGATTCAACAACACTGGTGGTCAGTCCCAAGTGTCTTGAGAAGAATGGCAAGCCCGTAAAATATCTGGAACCTAATCCCAAGATGCTTGCCCGTGCTGATTGTCTGAAGTTTGTTATGAATGCTGATCAGGATAGCCCATATAGTTCTATTCCGGAGTGGGCGAAAGGTGATCGTAAGGTATTCATCAGCCCAATGAACATTTATAACAGAGAACCTCAGAAGAGCAAGCAGATGCGTAGTGATCAGAATAACATCACTTTGGAAGAACGCAGTGCTGTTGATGAAGTAATCAGCTTTTGGGAAGAAGGGCTGTTGGATATGAGGGCAAATCAAATAAATCATGAGTATGCAGCCCAATATTGTGCCAAAAATGGGTTTGTTTTGAACTTGCAGATCCATTTATACGCCAGTTTGGCATAAATGGTTGACAGGTTGAGTAAATATGCTATATTGAAGTTAATGGAATACAAAGGAGATCAATATGCGTAAGATTGCTGTTGCCACATTTGGTATTTTTGCTACTTTGATATCAGCATTGCCCGTTGAAGCTCAGCAACATCATCGTCATTACGATAATCGTCGCCCGGCGGTTAGGCATGTGATGCCTGCTCCAAGGTACCATGCCCCTCCCAGGTATTATGCTCCTCAGCGATATGTACGCCCACAGCGCAATTGGGTACCATATGCAGTTGGAGCTTTGGGTGCAGTTGCAATTGGTAGCTATTTCTACAACCAATACGGTGAAGTATGTCAGCGAGTTATGGTTGATCAATTTTGGAACGGATATCGCTACGTTCCCGTAACAGAAACGGTGTGTGATTAATGTTCAATTGGTTTAGTAAGAAAAAAGAAGAGCCAGTAGTAGAAGTTCCACTGGTAGTTGTGGAACAGCCTGTTGCCAAGAAGCCTAAGAAGCCCAGAGTTAAAAAGGCAAAGGTTGTTCCTCCTCCCAAACAGGATCCAAGGGTCGATGTACTAAAATTTGATTTTGATCCCAAGAATCCACGTATTGGTTCAATTGAATTGGATTGGAATACAGAGTTTGTTGAATTGCTCACTGAGCATGGATATTATGGGAATACAGAAGAAGAAATAGTGGATCTATGGCTTAATGA